TCTGGATGCCGCCAAGCTCAAGGGGTAGCGTCATACCTGCCGGTACTCCATGAGCCCGCCGATGGTGATCGTAGACCCGGCGGCCATCGCCGCGCCGATGACGCACCCGAAGATGTACCGGCCCGCGGAGGGAGCGTTGAATTCGGTGCTGGTCGACTGGACCGATGTTGAGGCCCCCGGGGTCGTGAACCCGGCCGTGCTGCCGGTGACGACGGTGCCGATCGTGACGGCGGGGAAGCTGCCCGAGGCGGCGCCGACGGCGCTGATCGGGTATAGGCCGGCGGTGTAGCTGGTGGCGGACGCGACGTTGTTGGTGATGATGTCCCAGCGGATCCGGAGCTTCGTGGTGCGGGAGTTCGCGAGGAAGTCCGCCGGGTTGAACCAGAACGACCAGACCGCAGTGCCCGCGGCGGTGGTCGCCGCGACCTGTGCCCCGTTCGGCGCCATGCCGCCCGGCAGCAGCACGGTGCCGCCCGCGCCCTGGGTGGGGATCTGCCCACCCGTGACACCGCCCGGCACGGGCTTCCAAGTCGTGAACGCAGCAGCGAGGTTGGGGACGTTCGTCTCGTCCATCGTTCCGCCGTTGAGGAACGAGCGCAGGTCGTTGAACGGGCCCTGGATGTCGACCATCTCGGCGTCGCCGCCGGAGGTGAGGTCGGCAGGGTTGCCGCTGGTGAATGAGAACGCTGTCATGAGGCGGAGGCTCCCCGGGTTTCTCGGAGGTGGCGCACGACGCGGTGAATGCTCCAGTCACTGGCCAAACTCGAATTGGAGATCTGGGTGGAGAAGGCGTTGCCGCGCACTGCCTGCCGTGCGAGCTCGTCGGAGACCTGCCCGCCGCCCGGCCACTTGCCGTCGTTGAGGGCGATCCAATCCCCCCAGGTGCCGTTCGAGGGCCATGTGGCATCCGCGCCGAACAGAATGGACAGGCCCTCGCCCGGGGTGGTGTTGAAGTCAGCGGAGAACGCGACGTTGATCGCGCCGGTGCCCCACAGCCGGGTCTCGCGGATGACCTTCTGCACCGGCGAGTCGTAGTCGCCCCATCCGGAGCGCCAGCGCGAGGCGATCGTTCCGCCCCGATCCTGATGAGAGCCACGGTTGTCGTGCCCAACCCGATTCGGTCCGGTGGAGTAGCCGTAGTGCAACTCGTCGATATCGGCCCGACGGAACGCGGCAAGCGACGACGCCGGCGTGTCGTAGACCGACCACCACTGGTGCTGGGTGTCGTAGACGAGCAGCCGGTCGTTGACTGTCGAGGTGCCGGTCGGGATGGCGACGTAGAGCTGCTCGTTGTTCCACGCCATGCGGATCTTGTCGGCCGCGGCGAAGTTGATGGCCTCGCCCTGGTAGTAGGTCTCGAGGTCGCCGGTCCATAGCGGGCTGATCTTGTCCGACAGCAGCGTGGGGTCGCCACCGTTGGTGTGATAGATCCCGCGCCGATTGAAGAAGTAGACGCCGTCCCGGCCGACGCACACGGCCTGCTTGGCGTTGAGGCCTACGCTGTTGACGATCTCCCGGAAGTTGAAGACGGGGGTGCCGTCCGCGGCGGTGGACTCCCCCCACTGCACGAAGAACTTGGTCTCCTTGAAGATGAAGACGAGCTCGCGCCAGGTGACGGCGGCCATGATCTGCTCGCCGTCGCCGGGGGTGAGGTCCCCGAAGTTGCGTCCGCGCCCGGAGGCCCCATCGGTCTCCCAAGTCTCGGGCAGCCCGGCGTTGGAGGCGTACCATCGGGACGGGTTGGTCGCGGTGCCCGCAGGGCCGGCAGTGGTCTGAGTGCCGAACGCTGTGGCGATCAAACGGTTGGCGGCGTTGCTGCCGGAGGTGCTGCCGGGCACGGTGGCGGTCACGGTGATCGACCCTGCCTTTGGCAGTGCGGCGCCGGCGCTGCCGTTCACGGTCCCGGTGGGTGCGGTCCAGGCGCTGCCGTCCCAGCGTTGGGGGAAGTCCTGGCCGTTGACGGCGTACAGGTACTCACTGCCGGGCGCGGCGAATCGCGCGAACGAGTACGGGCCACCCAGCAGCCCGGTCTTCGATGCAGCGAGCGCGCCGGTGGTCGTGATCGCCTCGAGTCGGGTGCCGCAGCCGGCGATGAGGTGCTTGAGTCCGGCGGCTGTGTAGAACGCGGCGAGCGAGTCCACGCGGTTAGTGAGGTCCGCTGACGTGAGGTCGACGTAACCGTCACGCTGACGGATGGCGCCGCGGTCCGTGAACGTCACGTTGAGGAGGTCGATGGCCTCCTTGTCGGTGACGACATCCGACTTGTCACGCAAGTTGAGACCGCCCGAGAAGTCGTCGAAGGCATACGGGGCGTAGCCGTTGACGTAGGCGGTCGGCGCCATCAGTCGTCCTCAGACCCCACGAGGATGCGCATGTACTGCGAGTTCATCCGGTTGCGCGTCTCGTACTGCTCGATCATGGACTGCAGGTCCGCGTTGATCTGCTGGCGCAGCTGCTGCGCGGCAGCGAAGTTGTCCGAGTCCTGGTAGGCGCGGACGACGGCGAGATCGACCCACGTGTAGTGGTAACGCTCGGGCATCCGCGGTGTATCGGACTCCGTCAGGGTGGCGTCGGTGGCGTAGTAGCTGACGGTGAGCGTGGCATCCCCGACCGGCCACACGCGCAGGGTGGGACTTGAGCCGGTGTCGTCGATCCACCAATTCGTCGGCGTGCCGATCTGCGAGATGTAGATGTCGTCGTCGTCGTCCATGCCGAACATCTCGTTCTGCCTGTCGTCGTAGACGGAGCGCACGTACTTGAGATCGGAGATGACGAGCGGCGCGGCGCCGGTGACGGTCGCCTTCAGCCACGGCCACTGGTAGGCGTCCTCGAAGTCGGTCATGGCCCGGTTGAGCATGAAGTTCATGCGCGCGGCCGACAGGTAGTCGAAGCCGCGGTCGCCGAGTTCGGTACGCGCCTCGGAGAGGTTCACTTCGCCCCCCTCCGGCCGGCGACGTTCTGCGACCACGGCGTGTCTCGGTTCATCGAAACTCGCACCTTGGTGGCCGAGTCGACGATGTCCTTCAGCCGCTCCTTGCGGTTCTCGTTGGCGGTCACCAGCTCCCTCTCGTTCGCCGCCCACTCCTCGCGCTCGCGCTCGGCGAGCCGCTCGCGCACGCGACGCTCGCGAAGGTCACCACGGTTGAGATGGGCGAAGATCCAGCTGCCGGGTTCGACGAACGCTCCTCCGTTGTGGAGAGGCACGACGTCGACCCCCGTGTTCTCGTTGCGCACGAGGATGTGGAAGTAGCCGGGCAGTAGTCCGGCCTTGGTCTCGACGGTCTCGTTGGCGAGCACCATGAACCAATCCGGGCCGCGCTCCTTCTGCAGCTTGCGCGTCCATTCCTGGCAGCGCGGATCCTCGATGGTGCAGTTGCGGAAGACCGCGGCGCGGCGCTCGGCGCGACGTTCGAGGTCGATGCGCCGCTGAACGTGAGGTGGCAATACGAGGTTGGTCATGGTTGGGTATCCCGCCGGAGCGCGCCCCCCTGGGAGCGGATAAGGGGGGCGCGCTCCTGTCCGGGTCCTACGTCAGGGCGGTCCCGCCGGCCATCGTGTTGCGCCGGCGCGCGCCGAGGTTGACGGGGTAGACGACGGCGTCCACGAACGACGTGAAGCCCTGTCGCCACGGCATTCCGCTCTTGCCGTCCGAATGGCCCGCGATGTCCGAGGCCCACGTCGGCTTGTCGAGGTTGCCGACGACCTTGATGAGGTCGGGCCGGTTGATCATGAACCAGTCCGAGTCGAGGATGTCGGGGAACACGCGCAGGCCCATGCCGTTCCACTTCGGCTTGGTCACGTCGCCGGCCTGCATGTTCATCTCGCCCGGGAACTGGACCTTCTGCTGCAGCAGAGCGTAGAAGTTCTGCTGCTGGCGGATCGACGTCCAAATCTCGATGCCGTCGAGCGACGCGCCGTTCTGCAGGATGTTGGCCTGCAGGCCGAGCGCGAAGTCGAGGCTGAACGTCGTGGTCGTCGTGTCCCGGGATGCCGCCTGCCAGAACTCAAGACCCGCAGAGGCCGGGTTCAGGCCGCCGAACGCGCCGGTGCCGACGATCTGCCGGAGGCCGTTCAGCTCCGGGTTCGCCGCGGTCGTCGAGTTCGGGTTGCGGATGTAGATGAAGTGCGTCCCGGAGGTGGACGCACCCGTGGTGGCCGCCGACAGGGTGACCGTCGGCGCGGTCGGCGACGGGTTGTAGCCGACGATCTGCGTCAGGTCGGCGCTCAGCGCGTCGGTGTCGGCCGTGGTGCCGATGTCGACGTACTGGCCGCCGCCCGCGGTCGAGCTGCCGGTCGGCAGCCAACCACGCCGCAGGGCGCTGTAGCCGTACAGCGCGCCCTCGGCCGCCTTGGCGACGAGCGGGATCGTGGCGCCGGCGGCGCCGGTGCCGACGGCGGCGACGATGCCGTCGCCGTTGGTCACGATCTGACGGCTGATCTGGTGGCGCGTGTTCTCCACGGCGCCTTGGATCTCCAGGTCCTTCGCCGTGACGACGGACTGGGCGTTCGAGCCGGCCTGGACGAGCGCCGAGGTCTCCAGCTCGATCTGGAACCACGAGTACGGCATCGTGTAGACGGCCTGCTGGATCGGCTGCCCGGTGGCCGGGTTCAGCGCGCCACCAGCGGCGCCCACGCTCGTGTAGGAGCCGGCGCGACCCGGGAGGATCGGCACCTGGGCCTGCGTGCCGATCATCGTCCCGCGCACCGTCTCCAGGGCGCTGAGCGGGCTGTTGCGGTCCTCGAACTGCTTCTGCAGCTCAGTGTCCGTCCATGCGTCCTTGACTGCTCCGGCGATCGTCAGTGCTGACGTAGCCATATGGGGGTCTCCTTGATTGTCGGCCCCCCCCGATGCGCGACCTACTGCTCGTCCCCCATGTTGTTGCGGAGGGACTGCATCGCGCGGCTCATCCGCGCCTCGTGGCCGTGCCCGGGGTCGGGCACCTCATTGGCAGGGAGCCCACCGGACGGCACGTATGGAGCCTGCTTGGTCTTCGCCCAGGTGCGCATCTGGTTGTCTGCCCACACCCGGTACTGCTCGTGAGCGGACTTCAGATCCGGGAGCCAGTTCGTCGGCATCCCGGGCTGGGGCTTCAGGTGGGGCATGCTGAGCGCCCGCTCGAAGATCCACTGCTTCGTCTCCGGGTCGGTCACGCCCAGCTCGTCGAGCTGCTCGTGCGACCAGTTGGTGACGAACTCGGTCTCCGCTGCCTGCTGCTCCTGCTGCGTAAGCGAATCCCGCCACTCGCGAAGCTCGTTCAGCTCCGCGCGCAGCGACTCCACCGGGTCGTCTTCGTCGGTGAACTCCTCGAAGCCGTCGTCGTAACCCTGCTCGGGCTCGTCGTCGACTTCGATGCCCAAGATCTCGTAGGCCTGCCGCAGTGTGTCCGGGTCGTTGGAGGTGAGGGCGACCTGCGCCCAGTCGCGGTACTGCTTGAGTTCCGCGTTCTCCTGCTGCTGGCGGGTGTAGTCGGCCTGGGTGTCCTTGTACCGCTGTTCCCAGTCGACTGTCTGCCCGGGAGTACTCTGCGACTGCTGGTCCTGGGCGGTGCCGGGCGCCTCAGCGGGGCCGGCAACCGCAGGCGAGTCGCCGTTCGGCGGGGCCTGCTGATCGCTCATGTGGAGCGGTCCTTTCATTCGTGCGAGTCCGGCGATGCCGGGAGTTCGCGTGTTCTGCCGAGTCCGCTTTCGCGGGAGTTCGACACCTTGAAGATCACGACGCCTGGTCCTCCGGCGCCTTCGCGGGCGGCGCCTGGTCAGCCGCGATGTTCGGCTGCGACGGCGGCGCCGGTGGCCCCTGCGGCGCGGCCGCGTTGCCCATGCCGAGGCTCTGCGCCATCGCCATCTGCTGCTGCGCCTGCTCTTGCGCGTGCTCGGCCTCAAGCTGGCCGAGCGCCTCCCACATCAGTCGTCCGACCTCCTGCGCCTCCTTCGAGGAGCGCTCGAAGTCGTCGGACTTCAGCCAGATGGCGAGATTCTCCTTCCACACCGGGACGGAGTCGAACTTGTCCGGCATCCACGCCGGGATCTCCTGCGGGATGGTGAGCGGCTTGCCGTCCGGCCCGATCGCCGGAGCGCCGGTCATGGGGTCGATCGCCGGGACCTGCTGCGTGCGGGTCGGCATGTCCATGATGGTGCCGTTCTTGATCCGCTCGATGATGCGGCTGATCCTGCGGACGTCGAGATCGAACGACTGCGTGAGGTAGTCGAGCTGGCCGCGCTCGATCGCCGACATGGCCTGCTGTCCGGTGATCCACTCCATCTGGGCGTAGTACTGGACGAGCTGCAGAACCTGCGCGCGGGAGCGGTACTCCAGGCTCCCGGGGCTGATCTGCACGTTCGTCTGGCCCATGAGCTGGGCGCCGCGGAAGTTGTCGATGCTCTCCCACCCGAGTCGGCCGCGGAGGTCGAGCAGCCGGGGCTCGGTGTAGTGCCGGGCGACGAGCGTGAGGCAGTGGCGCATGAGCCCGGCGTGCCACGCGGCGAGATCCCCGAGGAAAGACTGCCAGCGCGCGCGGGCGTTCTCGATCGCGAGCGACCCGGTCCGGGCGGCCACGTTCGGGTCGGCCTGGATGTCCTGGAACGCGGCCACCATCTGCATGTCCTGCAGGACCTGATTCTTGATCTGGATGAGCGCGTTGAGGATGCTCGCGTCCGGCGCCGGCTCCCACTGCGGCTTCTCGCCGTTGGGGCTCAGCTTGTAGAAGTGGACGGCGCCGGGAACGTCGTCCTTGCGGTCGACGAAGCTGTTGACCGGGGCGATCATCTGGAGGTTCAAGCCGCGGTTCTTGAACTCCATCATCTTGTTCATGCAATCCTGATAGGACCGCTGGAAGTCGATGAGCTGCCACGTCAGCCCGAGGTCCGAGTCGGAGTCGGGGTCGTGGGTGTAGACGAGACGATGGAGCAGGCACTCGTCGAGGACCTTGCCGTCGGCGTCCTGCAGCGGGTAGTCCTGCCAGATGTTCTCGGCGCGCGGGTCGATCTTGCGGGCGTCGACGATGACCCGGTCGTTGGCCGTGGTCAGCCAGCGGCCGTTCGGCCACTTCGGGCATGGCCGCTCGTAGTAGTCGGTGACGAGCACCATCTGCTCGTCGGGGGTGTGGTCGTTCGGGATGTCCGAGCTGCTCGCGTCGGGAACGAGCTGGCCGCCGCAGAAGCCGGGGAACTCGTAGACCTGATCGATCGGCAGCGCCTGGATCGTGCACCACCACGGGCTGACATCCCAGTCGGTCCCGGGCTCGCAGAACGCCTCGTTGCCGCCGAACACCTTGATGCGGATGTCGCCGCGGCCGACGTAGTCGCCGTCCGGCGTCTCGACGTACGGGCCGATGTTCGGCTCGAAGTACGGCAGCGCGTAGGCCACGCCGCCGAGCCCGATGGCCGTCTTGACGGTGTCGATGGTCGCGTCGCGGATGTGCCACTGCTCGTAGCCGTAGATGGCCACGCGCTGAGCGAGGCTCGCGGCCTCGGCGTCCTCGGGGTCTGCGGTCGACGGGACGATCTCGTACGACGGCACCCGCTGCGTGGCCGCCGACACCTTGTCGTCGATGATGGGCCGGATCGCGTTGTAGCGGTTGCGAATCCGGTGCGGCGGCTTCCCGCCCCCACGCGGGTTGGTGGCGAGGCTGAGCGCCTGCAGGCCGCCCTTGTCGTCGAGGTAGGTGAACGTTTCGCCGCGCTCGAAGCGGACGCACAGACGCCGCTTGTTCGCGTTGCGGCGCATGCGCTGGTAGCCGCGGTCGATGCATCGCTTGACCTTCCCCGGGATGGGGATGCTGGGGACGTCCTTGTTGGGCGCTTCGACGTCGCCGTAGCTGCCCATCGTGACGTCAGTCGCCACCGTTCACCTCGCCCTTCGCAGCGATCTCGGCGAGGTCGTCCTTGCTCACCCAGTAGTCCTCGTCCATGTCCGGGTTGACGGCGGGCGGGGACTGGTTCTCGATGTGCTCGTTGTAGTGCTCGACGGCGGCGTACTGCGGAGCCTGGATGCGCTGCAGGAGGTCGCGACGCTCGCGCGCGACCTCCTGCCGCTCAAGGCGCCGATCGAGGATCAGCGTCGCGACGATTGCGACCAGCAGCGCGCAGATGGCCGCCATGTAGATCACGCTGTCGTCCACTCCGGCCGCCCGTACTTCGGGTCGTAGTAGATGACCGCCCCTGGCTCCGACATGTAGAGGTCCTTCATCATGCCGTGCCAGACATGCACCGGGTCGGGCGGGTCGTCTCGGAATCCGAGGTCGAACTCCAGCCGGTGGATGCGCCGGTAGTCGGGCTTCACGCCGCGCCGTCCTCCTTCGGCGGCCGCCCGCCACGCCGGCGACGCAGCTCCTCGGCCATCTCGGCGAGGAGCTTGTCCGTCTCCGTCTGCTTGGCCCGCATCTCCGCCAGCTCCTTGTCGGCCTTGAGCTGCGCCATCTGCTGGTCGCGGATCTGGCCGGACTGGTTGAGGTTCAGCAGCGCGAGCTGATCCTGCCCACTGATCTGCGCGTACTCGGGCCGCTCCTGGTCGGAGTAGACCTGAGCCTTGCCGCAGTCGGGGCACCGCTCGTCCTCCTGGACGGTGTCGATCGACTCCCGCTCGTTGCCGGGCAGGTCGCCGCCGAGTTCGCGGTAGGAGAACTCCTGCTTGCGCTGACGGACCTGGACCGGCCGCTGCTTGTGGCCCGGGCAACGGGGGTCCATGCAGGAGACGAACCCGTCGACCGTGGTCTCGGTGACGACCGGCATCAGCTGTTGGCGTTGAGCTGCAGCGCCCGCTGCAGGTCGGCCTGGATGCCGGCGCCGAGCGCGGTCAGGTCGTGCGCGGAGCCGTTGATGACGAGCGTCAGGCGCCCGCCGCCGGCGATGACCTGGGCGTGCTCGACCTTGGTCCCGGACAGCTCGATCTCGCCCTCGTCCTTCGGGTCGTCCGTGAGCTGGTTGGCGTAGACGTAGTCGCCCTTCGGGTCGTCCGCGTCGGGGTCGGTGTCGACGTTGTGGACCACGCCGATGAACACGCTGCGGTCGGCCTTCTGCGGCCAGTCCAGCGGCCGCGGGTCACGGTACGTGACGGTGTCGAGCGGCTCGTGCTCCGGGTAGGGGATCGGCTCGTCGCCGCCGAACCGGTCACTGGTCTTGCCGCGCTCGTTCTTGAGGGCGGCGTCGGTACGCTCCTGCTTGCGCTCCTGCGTCGCGGAGGCGCCCGATCCCGAGCTGCTTCCACTGGTCTTGCTCTCGGCCATTAGGGCCTCCCTTGGGTTGGTGAACTTCACGAACTGAACGCCGGGTCGACGCCCATCGCTTCCACATGACTGCGAATGGTGCTCACGCCTCGAACAGTCCCCACAGCCAGATGTTCGAGTTCGGGAACGAGCTCGTCGCCATGGTCCGCGGGTCGATCGGCTCCGGCTTGAACTGCGGTCGCGTAATGAACACGCTCATGTTCGTGCTCGCCGTCGTGACCACCGTCCGCGTCGAGTCCACCCACGAAATGTCCATGGTGGTGTCGTTGATCGTCCCGTTGAGGATCGGTTGCAGCGGCGCGGTCCCCGCCGTGAGGCTGACACCGTACGGGTTGTTGGCGCCGACAGTTGCGTGCGTGACCCTAAGCACCCCGGCGGTGAACGAGCCGACCAGGAACGGGCTGTTACTCGAACCGGACGCGCGCTGCCACGCCGCGCCGTCGTAATAGATGCGGTCCGAGAAATGCCGCTGCCGGTACACGGTGATGTCCGTGGACTGCAAACCGACGCTGCAACCAAGCGTGAATCCCTGGTTGGCGTACACCTCATCCGGCTGCGCGAACAACGCCACCACGTTCCCGGCGCCGATCGAGTCGTACCGCACCTGGATGATGCTGGCGGTAGTGGAACACGAGTCGATGTTCTGCGGCCGATGGCCGCCAGTGTCAAGCGGCTGAAAGTACGCGGTCGCGCCGTTGTTGCGCAGCACCCCGGACACAATCTTGTAAGACCGGCCGCCCTGCCCGACAAGGGCGCCCAGCGTCGACGAGTCACCGCCGGTGACCTGCACGTCAGCCGCGGCGGACGGAGCGATCAGCCACAGAGACCCGTTCAGGATCGTTGACTGCCCGGCCGTCAGACTCCCCAACGCCGTGGCCTGCGAGAAGTCCTGCCGATCGCCGTAATAGACGGTGCCGGGGCCGTCATTGGAGAGCACGCCGCCGTTGGCGCGCACCTCGTACGGAACGTTGCCGGGATTGACCCTCACGGCCCCGTGATACTCCGGAAATCGTCAATGACGTCAGCGTCGTTGTTCAAAGGGTCGACCGCCGTCACGAGAGCGTCCCGGTAGTACGGCTCCTCTAGCACCCGGGCGACCGCCCGGTCGGCGCTCATGCCGTCATTCACCATCCGGTCGCGGACCGCGTAAGCGACACGCGCGACCTCGAACCGGCGTGGGTCACCCGCGAGAATGCCACCCGGGTCCCGCAGCCACTTGTACTCAAACTCCGTGCTGGTCACGTCAAGCCTCCGTAGTTGGTGTCCTCGCCCTTCGCCGTCAACAACTCCCCGCGCCTGCCGAACTTCCCCTGGTTGCGGGCCACGGTCGCGGTGAACCCCTCCGCCTGGTAGCGCCCGAACCGGTGCGCGATACCGGCGAGCTGCCCACGGGTGGCAGCATCATTCGGATAGGTGGAGTTCAGGTACGCGTAGTACTGCGCGACAGTCATTCCATGTCCCCCATCGGCCCCACCGTCACACCGGCGAACGAACGAGACAGATCCGGGGCGTAATCCGACCGGTACAGATCAGGCGGCTTCGGTTCCTCCCGCTCGGGCATCTCCGTGAGACTGACCGCGCCGGACGCGAGCGCGTCGCTTCTCGCTTCCCAGCTGAGGACCGCGGCCATCGCGGCGTCGATCTTCAGCGGCGAGCGGATGTGCACCTTGGACAGCGTGTGCATCTGCCGCTGTTGATCATCGAGGACCGGAAGCACGCGCTTGCGCGAGTTGCGGAGATGAGCGATCAGCGTCGGGTTGTCCTCGAAGCTGACGTCCCCGGCGCTGATCGCCTCCTCGAAGCGGCGAACCGCCCACGCGATTGCCTTCTGGCGGTTCGTGTGCCAGGTGATGAACCGCTTCTCGCCGAACTTGTTCTGCCACTTCTCGATCAGATGCGCGATGTACTGGTCGTCGCAGTAGGCCCGCCACACCACGTACCGGTCGCCCTCGATCAGTTCAGACACAGCGCCATCGACAACGTCGAGGTCGTGCTCGTAGTCCTCCGGCGCGTGGTCGGGGCGTTCCACCACAACCACAGGCCACTGATGCCCAGTTCGCACGTCAGTGGCCACCACGGCGAGAGCGTCGTCGTGTCGGGCACCGTCCACTCCAAGCACCACCACGGAACCGGCGTCGGGTCTTTGTCCGCCGACCAGCTCCTTGATCCTGTCCGGGTTGAACGCCGCGCCCTCCGCCGCGATCTTCCTATTCATAAAGAAGCGTTCGGCCTGCGCCGCGTCATGCTCGAGCAGGGCTTCCACCTCGGCGTCGATGCGGTCCAGGTCCACCCAGCCACCGTTCGCGGTGGTCGAGTCGCCGTAGACCTTGCGCATCACCTTCCGGCGCTCGACCTTGTTGCGTACAGAGCCGCTGCCGCCGTCCACATCGTCGATGAAGACGCCGGGCTCGCTCTGAGTACGCTGAGCGACAGACTGCTCAACGGGATCAAACGCGTTGGTCGTCTCAACGAAACGGCCTCCGACCCCGGCGAGGTTCCTTCGCTGGTTATCCGCGAGTTGGAGTCCATGATTGCTCCTGTTCCAACTGTGCGTCTCGTCCTGCACCGCGAACGAGATCCGCTGCCCCAACCGCGACCTCGCCGACGCCGTCACCGGCTCGATCAGCCCGCCGCCCGGCAGATTGATCCGCGTCAGGCCCGTGTCGGGGATGAACGACTCGCCGAGCGGACCGAGCTCGATCATCGGCTGCAACGCCCGCCACGTGTTCGCGGTCTGATCCTCGCTGCCGGCCGTGATCTGCACATGCGGCGTCGCCCACGGCCGGCCGACGGGCTCGCCCTGAGCGTCCCAGCCGTCGAACAACACCGGCCCCGCGGCCTCCGCGCACGTGATCGCCGCAGCGAACGGTCCCTTTCCCCACTTTTGCGGCCGCACGAGCTGGCCGCCGCGCGGAAACAGCCACGCCCCGTTCTCCGTCACCGAGTAGAAGTGGTAGAGGAACCGCACCTGCTCCTCGGTCAGGATCAGCGGTTGGCCGCGGAGGTCGCGGTCCGGGACGACGCAATACTCCTGGATCCAGTCGCCGACCACATACCCGAGCGTGGGACGGTCACCCTCGAACTCCGGCCCCTTCCACGGCATCAGACAGCCCGCAGCCGGGTCGCCTTGGACTGCGCCTTCCGGATCGTCTTCACCTCAGCCGGCGTCCGCCAGCGCAAATCGCGCTTCCCGCGCGGCGACAGCCCCAGCGAGTCGATCATCCGCAACCGCGACGGCTCCGACAGATCGTAGAAGCTGCGAGCAAGCTCCTCGATCAGCTCGACGTCCTCCACCCCGTACTGCGACGTCACCGGCGACTGGCGCCACCCATCCCACATCTTGCGGCGCACCTGCCACTCCGGGTTGTACTCCGGCAGGATCGGCTCCTCAAGCGGCTCAAGGTCGACCCATTCGCCTTTCGACGGCGGAGTCCGATTCCGGCGCTGCTCGGGTGGCTTCAGCGGTCGGCCAGCCATCGCTTATCGCAACTCATTTCATATACACCGCGAGACAGC